CATCAAGTTGATTTGTATTGCTATAAAACTCTTTTATAGCTTCTTTATGTATTCTTCGGTGCAGTTCTTTTTCTTCTGCTGTTCGTTTATTTTTCATTTTAAATCAATGGTTTTAAGGGTTGCTTTTTCTGTTCTGTTGTCATATCAGATACTTTCATCAAAATAATCTTTTAGGGTTTTAAAGTCTTCTTATCTAATTCTGCAATTTTATCTCTGACTTTGTGCATTTCATCAAAGACTTCTTTAAATCTTTTTTGATATTCTTCGGAATCGTCATATTCCTCACCTTGTAGTTTGCATTTTTCTTTTTGTAACTCTTTTGCTCTTTTTACGAGTTCTTCCCTTGTTTTCATAGTTCTTTTAGTTTGATGGTAAAATTACTTCCATTTTTAATAAAATCAACAACCTCAAAGTTAGTATCTTTTAAGAACAAAACCTCATATTCTGAGTCTACTTCATCAGCAAATTTTTCACCATAGTAAGAAATAGCGTTAATGTACTTTCCTGTTTTTGATACTATCTCAAAATCCACATTTCCTGATGAGTATAAATCAGCCATCGCCTCTTTATTTTTGGAGGTAGAAGTAAAGAAAGTGTGTTTGTAAGGCTGTTTTTCCTCAAACGCTTTTCTGTATTCTTCAATGATTTCTTGTCTTAGTTTTGCATTTCTGAATACAGTTCCTTTAAAATTAGGTAATTTTTTTAAAGCATCTTGCATAGTTTGAGCGTAAGTAGTTAAAAAATCATTCGTTTCTATTTTTCCTCTTAGCATTTTATTGAGTTCACTAAATCCACCATCGGTATAATAATGCAGAGCAGTTGCTTCCGTTTCAGATAATTGAGGAAATACTTTATCCAGTTCTTTCAGCTTTACTCTCTCATTTACCTTTTTGAAATTATCATTTTGTAGTAAGGTTTTTGAATCTAACCCCACTTGTTTTTTGATACTTTCCTTTTCTTTGTTAGATAAGTCTTTCGAATAGCTATGTTTGTTTTCATCAAATACTTTTGCCGTTTTTCCTACATTTTCCTCAAACCCTTTACTTGGTTGTGGCAAATCTTTAGGTAGAGGCAGACGACTGTCTGCCTTTACAGAATCTGTATCTTCTAATTTACGCACCGAACAACGGCAATTAAAGCCCAACGGAGGATAATGGGTATTCCAAAAATCGTCTTCTACTCTTCGGATTATTCCATTCAAACGTTGATGCTCTCCACGTACTGCCTTATCGCCTTGCGTTCTAAACTCCAAAAAAGGAAACAAATCTTTATCTCGTTGTATGTCTTGCCATTTTTTGGCTGCCTGTGCCGATGCAACGGAAGTGTTATATTCGGCACGTAGCCATTTTTGATTGTAGTCTGTAAGAATTTTATTTGCTTCTATTTGAAATTGTGCAAAGGTTCGTAATTCTTCTTTTTCATTCGTGAGTAGTTTTGCTAATTGTTTGTCTAAGTCTTTTTGTAATGAGTGTGTTTTGTTTGCTGCAAAAACAGATTGATTGTACAACAATTCATTAAAAAATGCTTTATCCTTTTTAGGTACATTTTCATAACCTTCTGAAATTGCAGCTTGTAAAATCTCATTGTAGATATTGAAAACTGGTTTTGAAATTTCGCCTTTCTTAAATTGTCCTTCAAAGACTTGTTTTATGAAAGTAGATAAATCAATATCAAATTCTAAGTTGTCATCGTCATTATTTAAGGTACAACAATCATCCGAATTGTTCGGTAGTATCATTGTACCGAAAGACTTTTTTTTTTCAGAAAAGCTCAAATTTTGTTTGTCTTCTGTTTTTTTGTTTTCGTTTGTGTTTTGCTTTTCTTCTTTGTTTTCAGGCATTACAAAACGAAACTCACACCCTTCAAAGTCGTAACCGTGTGAAACCAAAAAAGGTAAAAATTGATGTGTCATTACACTTTCCATATATCTCATATCAGCATCTACAATGTCATTGAGCATACGCTCGTGAACTTCTGCCGAACCGACAAAGGCTTGTGTATCTGTTGTTGCTGTGCCTCCTGAAATCAGTTTTGATAGTTCTTCATTTTGCATGTTTATCAGTTCGGAATATATTTGATATGAGCCTGTGCCGTGACTAGCTTCTATGTACTGCATATCGTTTCTTTCTTTTCCTCCAAATCTCGCCCATCCGTTACTTCCCATATTTGTGAGCATTTGGTCATAGTTTTCTAACGATGCCTTATCCATTTCATCTGTAAAGAAAGCAATAAAAGGCATTCCGAATTTTTCAGACTTGATACTCCAATCATCCATAGAGTAATTTTTACGGATTACATAGGGTACGGCTTTTTCCAAAAGTCCTAAATCTCCATTATCTACTTCAAACAAAAAATTATTCTCTCTGATTGATTTATCTCTATAATCATAACCTACTGAACTACTCAAATCAAAATAAATCTTTCCTTCTTTTCCCACAACGTGAGGGCGTGGAATAAGTCGCACCTCTTTAAATTCTTTGTTTTGGCTTGGCACAAATTCTAATAAAGAGTTTCCATAGAAAATAGCATCTAAAGCCAAATCCATTGTATCAAAGAAAATAGGTTTTTTGAATGCCTTTGTTTTTTCTTCGTTTAGTTTGTCGCCCTCAAAAATAGCAAATCTTTGTTTTAAGACTTTTTGCTTCCTATTATAGACTTGTGCCGAAAGGTGTCCATCACGCATAACCTTTCTATACTGCTCCATTAAGTCAAAATTCTTTGGATAATGGATTCTTTCGGCAGTATCTAAGGCATTTTTAAACTCTTTCATACCGAGTTTTACTCTTGCTTGTCGTTCTATGATTTTGCCATAAAACATTTTTTTCTTTTGGGTGTCTTGGGAAAGAGTTGTTAAGGAGTTTTCAGTCAGACGACTGTCTGACTTTACTGCAAACCCTAACCAGTTTTTTATTTTAGTAAGTGTATTCATTATCTATCTACTTTTTAAAGTTTGTGAACCCCAATTAAAATTTTTAGGTGTTTCGGTTGTTGTGATAGGTGGTAAATCTGGGTTTAGTTGCCCTTTGCTTACCATTTTTAGCCAGTTTATTGCAGCTTCATAACGAATGCCTCTTATTTCAGGAACTTGTTTTGGAATAATACGTGCCGTAATATGATACACCATAATATCTACCAAATACATGACGATAAGACGGTTTCTAGTGTCATCGGTGGGGACACCGACAACGGCAGGTGTGAAAATAAGTCCTGTATCATACCGAGTAGAAAGGTAGCTTTCCATTTCTGAAATACTAGAAAGTTCAATATCAGACAAAATCAATTCTTTTTGTGCTGGTGTGATGGCATTCAAAATAGAAGTTTCTATTTGAGGTAAAAGGTCGGTTTCTTGTAAAAAAATCATAATTTAATTTTACCGAACGGTTCGCTTAAAGCGAACCGTTCGGTGAGTTCGGTGATTAGCGATAAAATGAACGAATAGTATTTTTAATAAATCTACCTATTGTTGGTTGTACAAGTGAGCTTAAAGTTTTTTGCAACATAGATATTGCACCTTCCACGGCATCGGGAGCATCGTCATGTGCGCCTTTACTTCCAAATGCTAAAAGTTGTTCAATATAGGTTTTGAAGTCATTGTCTTTCTGTTTTTCTATATTGTGATAAATATGTGTGTTTTCATAAAGTGGCGACATTGCCTCAATACGGCTTTCTTTTGCGCTTTTGGCTTGTTTGTCTGCACGTATAGCTAATTGATATCCTCTATTTTTACCTTCACTGATGTAATTTTGAAGGTGCATATCTTGAATAAAATTAGCTTCCATATAATGCTGAGCCGTTGCGCCTTCTTTCAAAATACGCTCATGTAAATCATAATGATAACTTACCATATCATTAATAGACTTTCTTTGCCGAACCCACAAATCAATCAAATCATACGTTCCATCACTGCGTAAACCAATCGTTGCAATAGCCTTGTAATCGGCTGTTTTTGTAGCTTTAAAACTTGGGTCGCAATACGAAACAATAGCTCGGTAATCTTTTAATGGTAGAATTTTACGCCACGCTATCCATTCTTTTTTAAAGGTATTCCCTTCTGTAATGGGCGTGTTTTGGTATTCAGTCATAAAAGCATTTGTACCAATGTCTTTTCTAAGTTTGGTATAAAACGCTTTTGTATATTTTGCTTTCCAAGATGGATTTCCTTTTTCATCTAAGGCGTTTACTTTGGAGTGTGTCCAATGTGGATTGCGTTCTACTAATTTTGCTAAAATACCTTTATCAGAAATACGATTATTGACAAATGCAAAACGTGCCGTTCCGATGTCCATTGCAGGAATTAACGCCCTCAAAATCCATTGTACTACTTCCTCTACACGTATTTCGTTTCTGCATAATTCTTCATAATCCAAATCATCACAGATAATAAAATCAGGTCTTTTGCTTCCTTTTCGAAGTCCACGAGGAGATTGTCCCATTCCCAACGCCATAAAAGAAACACCGTTTTTGGTAGTAAAATCAGAATCAGACCAGTTTCCGTGTGAATACTGCTGCCCAAAATCTTCAATAAAACGTTCGTTGTATTGCAATTCGGCTTGTAAACCTTGTAACAAAATAGTTGCTGAGGTTTGGTTTTTACCTACCAAAACAAGTGTATTGATTTGTTTATCGTCTTGAATCATTAGCCATAAAGGAATAAACAAATCTACGTGGGTACTCTTGGCTAATGCCCTTGCCCACTCTACACTAATTTTTATTTGCTTGTTATCTAAAAATTGATTGGCGAGTTTGTTATGAAAAGGCGCATTAGGAATTAGCTCATCTTTTTCATTCAAACAGTAGTGTTCAAAATAGTATTCACAAAAATAACCATAGTCTTTTTTTGCTTTTTCTATTCTTTGTTTTCTACTTTTTTCGCTTGTGGGTTTGGCTTTTAGTTTTTTTGTACGTTCGACAAATCCCAACCAATTTTCTAACAACCGTTTTTTATCAACTTCTTTCATATCCTCCTCCAGTTATGTGTAGAATAAAATCAGAATAGATACCCTGTACAAGGTTTGCAATAGTTGTTTCTTGTGTTTCGTGCAAGAACAAAATAAACTCCTGTCCGACGGTCTCAAAATGTACGGCTGGTATTTTATCTTCTAACTTTCGTATAGAGGAGGCTATTTTTGAAACTCTGTCTTCGTCGAAATTTTCTTGGCTTGTCAGTTTGGCAAGTTGTCCATACATATTCAAGACGATTTGAAAGCGTTGTTCGGCAATGCTTTTTTGTTTTGTTTTGGCTTCGTCCCAATTCCCTTTTTCTCTCCATTTGGAGATGGTGTTTTCTGTAACCCCAAACTTTTCGGCAAGTTCTTTACCAGTTAGATTAGCATTTATGAAAAGTATTTTAGCAATATCTTGTTTATCCATTTGTAAAACCGTTTAATTACTGTTTAATTTCGTTTAGAATGCAAAATTATTTTGCAGTTGATAAAATGGATAGCTAAGAAATTGAAACGCTTAAAGGCGTGTTTATTGCGTTTTCTAATTTTGTTAGTTTTTGCTCAATTTCTATTCTGATTTTATATTCTTCTTCGGCAATTTCTAAAAGATACAGAAGTATTTTAT